TTTACTTATATATAATAGAGCTTAGCTAAAAGTTAAAGTGCTATATTATCTAAGACTAAAAAGTATCTTGTCCATCTTATACCGCGAGCCCGCGAAGCATTACCGCGCAAGACTTCGTTGCGGTTGAAGATGAGCTTTTCATCTTGTACTCATCTTGTACTCATCTTATACCATTCTTCACATATAGAATCATTTCATTTTAAATTTTGATATTTGGGTATGGATTGAATATCATCTACGTACTCAAATATTTTCTTCATGCCCTTTTCATTTACTCCAAGCGCAAGTTTTAAGTGCTCTTTGAACATTCTTTCATGATATGCCTTGAAACCGTCATCTAATGTTTCCGGAAGAACAAAGACAACCGGAGGGACGTCAAATATATGACACAATTCCCTAATTGTCTCCAACTTCAGATTTTTGGTAGCTCCACTTTCGTATTTTTGGATTGATGAAGTATTCACCCCCAGCATAATTCCCAATTCTGATTGGGTAAATTTCTTTTCATTACGTAATTTTTTAATAACTTCTCCAGTTTCCATTCTAACGCCTCCTGGTGTATATGTACAATTATAGGATAATATCCGTAATATACAAAGTCAAACGAACGTGTGTTCTCGTAAAGAAATTACGTATTTTATATTGTCAATTGTAAATTATCTTAATATAATAATTTCGTCATCACGTGCAACGGTTTAATCGTCATATACATATTTACTAATAAAACGACTAAATCTTTGGCTATTGTGCTAATTTACATTTTTTGTAAATTATAGTAGAATAGTAACGTAAACCGAACGAAAAGAGGTGATGAGATATTGACAAACACGAATCTATTAAAATCGAAAATGGTAAGTTGCGGAGATTGTGACTTCGTACATAGTCTTGCAAAGCTTCTCGAAATTTCTCGCAGTACGGCTTCGGTAAAGCTCAACGGGCGTAAGCCATTTTCACAGAAGGAAATCGTCATAATTGCAAAAAAATATGACCTTTCTCCTGAAGAGATATATCAGATATTTGTAGGAGGTGATTGAAGGAAATGACTGTCGCAGAATGTGCGAAATTGATGGGAAAATCCCCGCAATTCATTCGAGTAGGACTACAGCGTGGCATTCTTCCATTTGGCTACGCTGTAAAAATGAGCAGCAAATGGACATATCATATTTCAGAGCACAAAGTGCTTGATTATTTAGGAGGTAAACATGGCTAAATTTAAAGTTGGCGATCAGGTTGTTGCGCAGAAAAATGCACCTTATAGAATCGCAACCAACGGTTGGAAAGGCATAGTAGTTAAGCTTTACGGTGGTGGTGAAATCCGTGTTGAGGGTAAGAACGGCTACTTTGGTGTCAATGAAAAATATTTCGATTTGGCAGAAGATACTCGCAAGGTTGTCATTACTGTCAAAGGTAAAGAAACGATTGCAACTCTTTACGAGAACAATGCAACCGTAAGAAAGGGAATTGCAAAATGTTCTCCGGATGACAAATTCGATTTTGAAATCGGCGCGAAACTTGCTTTTGAAAGACTGTTTCCTGAACGTCTTGCTGTTGGTGATTTTGTGAGAATAGTCGGTAATTCAAAACCCAGTCATCGCTTTAAAATCGGTCAGCTCTGCGAAGTGAGAAAAACGGGGCAGCAATACGCTTATTTGTATGGGCCAGGCGCGTGTAAGGCTATAACTCAGTATGTCGCATGCGAAGATTTTAAAAAAGTTGATTTTTCATTTGGCGAATTCAAAAAAGAGAAAATGGCAGTTGCCGCCACAAAGGATAGTTTTGATTCTTTCATTGGATTCGCAGCTAATCATGGCCTCACATTCGGGGATAAGAAATTCAATCCTTTTCTTGACTCAGAGTTTTCTCATGTCGTGTGTCTGCTTCGTCTTGGTTTTATCCCGGTCAACGGACACGCTGCGGATGAAGATGAGCTTTTCATCACTGTCGAAAGTGGCAAGTTGAAAGTCGGTACGGCTGTTCCTAACGACTTTAAGGTTTTCAAATGGTAACATTATTTCCTCACCAAGTTGAAGGATTGAAACAGACTGAAGGTTTGGAAAGCTGTGCTCTCTATTGGGATATGGGTCTCGGAAAAACATTCGGCGGGTCCGAAAAAATGATGCAATACGGAAACCGTGTGAATTTGGTAGTTTGCCAAAAATCCAAAGTTGAAGATTGGGTGAATCATTTCAAAGAACATTATGATGACGTGATTGTCTACAACGGAACAAAAGCAGAATGTTTGAAACGCTTTTTCGATTATCCATACAACGAAAAACAAGTTTGTATTATCAACTATGACTTGATTTTTCGTCGTCCTGAGCTCGCCAGTCTGAAAGACTTCACCTTGATGCTCGATGAAAGCTCGTTGATTCAGAACGAGATGAGCAAGAGATCGAAATTCATTTTGAAAAAGTTGAATCCCAAGAATGTGATTCTTCTTTCAGGCACTCCGACAGGTGGTAAATATGAACGTCTTTGGAGTCAATGCAGACTACTTGGTTGGAAAATCTCAAAAGATGCATTTTGGAAAACTTATGTTAAATATCACTTTGATACTCGAAACGGTTTTCCTTTAAAGATTATTGACGGTTATAAAAACGTTGATCGTCTTAAAAGAAAGCTCAGAGAATATGGTGCCGTTTTTATGAAAACTGAGGAAGTATTCGATTTGCCAGCTCAAATTGATACTACGATACAAATTTCATCAAGTAAAGAATACCGAAAATTCAGAAGAAATGCAATTGTTTCAGTAAATAATGTTGAGCTTGTTGGTGATACTACCCTCACTAAAATGTTATACGAACGGCAGTTGTGCGGTCAATACAATGCCGAGAAATTTCAGGCTTTTCGTGATTTGTTGGAATCTACCGATGATCGATTGATAGTTTTCTATAATTTCACGGCCGAAATGAAAGAATTACATAAGATTGCGTTTGAAGAATACGAGCGCCCATGCTCTCTGATTAACGGCAGTATCAAGAACCTTGAGGCTTATGAGAATTGTGATGATTCCGTAACTCTCATTCAATATCAGGCCGGCTCGATGGGGTTAAATCTCCAAAAAGCAAACAAAATAATTTACTTCACTCCCCCTTTGTCAAGTGAATTATTTGAACAGTCTAAAAAGAGGATTCATCGAATCGGCCAAAATAAACCTTGTTTCTATTATTATATCGTTTGTTCAAAATCAGTGGAGGAAAATATTTATGCAACACTCAAAATGCGAAAAGATTATACGGAAGTACTTTTCGAAGGTGACAATCATTAGTCTGGCGATTTTGCTCGTGATGAATATTTCTCAAAGCATTCAACTGAAGCATATTGCGGCGGAATTAAAAGAAACCGAAACGGTATCTGAGGTTGAAACTCTTCCGGCTCCCACTGTGACAAGTTTGGGAGAGTACACAATCACTGCTTATTGTGCATGCGCGAAATGTTGCGGACAATGGGCAGTAGATCGTCCTGATGGAATTGTTAAAGGTGCAGCAGGTACTGAGTTAGTGAGTGGTTACTCATGTGCGTCCAATAGTTTTGAGTTCGGAACCGAGCTTATAATTGAAGGTTACGGCAATGTTGTTGTTGAAGATCGTACTGCTGATTGGGTTGACGAACGATATGATGGGAAACTCGTTGATATTTATTTTGCTAACCATGAGAAAGCTCTCAACTTTGGAAAGCGAGTATTGGAGGTGAAAACTTATAGCAGCTGAAAAAACATTCGAGAACAAAGTCAAAAAATTTCTTGAAGCCAACGAGGCATGGTTTGTGAAATTCTTCGCAAACTCATTTACGAAAGCAGGTATTCCGGATATTTTGACGTGTGTCAACGGTCATTTCGTTGGCATTGAAGTTAAAGCCCAGAATGGTAAACCCTCAGAGCTCCAACTTTACAACGTTAAAAAAATCCGTGAGGCCGGAGGATTCGCGATCGTGTTATATCCGTCTGGATTCGGAAAATTTAAGGAGTTTATTCTCGATTTAAGAAAAGACAACTACAACAAAGAAATGGAGGTTATTTTCAAATGAGTAATGTTTACGATGACGTAGCTGAATTACAGTTACAGGTGGCAAATTTGCAAAGCACAGTCGCGCTTCTCAATTCGAGACTTGTCAAAGCGGAGGCTTTGGACGGTCAAATGCTGATTGAGGGAACTGACTTGAACACCCTTGAGTGCGGAAGGTATATCATTCCCACTGTCGCAATTGCGCAAAGTCTTTTGAACGCTCCGACTGGGGCAGGTAGTTACACCGGCATGATCGAAGTTTATTGCGGCGGTAGCGGCGGACAGAAAATTCAGAAGTATACTATCTGCCGTAAAGACGAAAAGCTCTATTATGAGCGTTGCTATTATAGCAATGCTTGGGGCGATTGGAAGATATTCGATGCGACTGATAGCGGTTGGGTCAATCTGACGCTCGCAAGTGGTGTTACAGCTTATGCACCGACACAGCTTCCTCAGTGCCGAAAAATCGGCAAAGCGGTTTATATCCGCGGGGCAGTAAAAAACGTGCTTTCAAATGGAGTTCTTGCAACTCTTCCTGCTGGGTATAGACCAAATACAACAATGGCATTTGCACAAGTAACATCTGTCAGAACTGGAAACTTTGCAATGTTTGCAAGATATACAATAAATTCTGCTGGTGAAATTAAACTTGAAGCAATTTCAGACGGTGCAGATTATGGTGAAACAAAGTGGTTCCCCATTTCCACGTGCTTCAGTATTTAAGGAGGTAAGAGCATGAAAGGTGTTTATGATATGACTGCTGATAGCGGTTGGAAAACATTACCCCTCGCAAGTGGAATTACGCCGAACAGCGATTCAGTAATTCCGCAGTACAGAAAAATCGGCGAAGCCGTTTATTTGCGTGGAGGAATAAAGGGAATTGTCAATGACAATACGCTTATCGGAACGCTTCCTGCTGGTTACAGACCCGAAAGAGTCTTTCACTTTATTCAGAATAAGACCGCGAGCGGAAATATGCCAATGATTGCGCGATGGAAAATTGAAAGCGATGGTGACATTATAATGTCATTTAGCTATGACCAACCTGAAGCGACGCATTGGTTCGCGCTCGATTGCAACTTTTTGGTGGACTGATTATGCAGGTAAGTTATTCGAGAATCTCAACCTATGAGAAATGCCCGTATCAGTTTAAACTCCGTTACAAAGATGGGCTTGAGACAGTATTCAATTGTGATCCTCAAAACGCTCTCATTCTCGGTCATGCGCTGCATACGGGAATTGAGAAAAACGTTGACGAGGCAATCAAAGAATATTATGCTGCCTATCCGGTGATTAAAGACGCTCACATAACTGAGGCTATGAAGTTGGAATATTTGATTCCGAAAGTTAAAAAACTTTTACCCAAGGGTCAGCATGAAGTAAAGATTGAGACTGATGATTTTGTTGGATATATCGATTTGTTGGCTCCGATGGGTTATATGGCTAAAAACTCGATTTACAATTCATACGGCGAAGACGTTGACGTTTACGATCTTTACGACTTCAAGTATTCCAATAACGTTGGCAGCTATATGGAATCGGCTCAGCTTCATCTTTACAAATACTTCTTTGAGCTCAAAAATCCGGGTAAACGCATAAGAAATCTATACTTTGTGTTTATTCCGAAATGCCAACTCAAACAGAAGTATAAGAACAAAACAAATTCGAGAGACGAAACGCTCTATGAATTTCGCAGGCGCTGCCTTGAAGATTTGGAATCAAAAGAAATCCGTATTGAACAAATCCAATATGACCCGAACAAGGTCATTGAATATCTCATCTCAACTAAACATTGCGTTGAGGCTACGGACTACCCTAAAAATACTACGCGCCTTTGTGATTGGTGCGAATATCAACTTTATTGTCAGAAAGGAATTGATTATATGAATCTCCCTGAAAATAAAAGAAGGGAAAAAACTCTCAACACCAAGCCCGACATGTGGATTTATGCCGACTCATACGTCGGAAAATCAACATTTGTAGACCAGATTGACAATCTGATTTTTGCAAACACCGATGGTAATATCGAAAACATCACAAGCCCGGTTGTTCGCATTAAGGACGAGATCATCAAAAATGGCCGTATGACCGACAAAAAATTCGCATGGGAAGTATTCCTTGAATTTGTCGATGAGCTCGAAAAGAAAGAAAATTCATTCGAGGTTGTTGCTCTTGACCTGATGGAAGACCTCTATGAGCATTGTCGCTTGTATATCTATGACAAGCTCGGAATTGAGCATGAGCAGGACGCTGGATTCGGCAAGGGTTGGGATATGGTCCGCACTGAATTCCTTTCGACTATTAAGCGCCTGAAAAACCTCGGCTATCGAATTATTTACATTTCAAAAGAACTCAAGACCGAAATCAATCTCAAGAATGGCGCGAAAATTACAAGCTATGCACCGAACCTTCCTGATAAGGTTGCCAACGTTCTCGCCGGCACGGTTACTCTGACGCTCAGAGCATTCATGAACAACCGCGGAAGATTCCTTCAGCTTGCTAAGGAAGAAAATATTTTTGGAGGTGGGCGATTTGACTTTGTTCATGACACCTGCCCGCTCGATATCAACGCTTTTGTTGAAGAGCTCAAACTCGCTCAGGGCAGTGAAGAAGCTCCTAAAAGAAAGCCGGTTGAAGAAACGCCGGTAACAACTGAACCAGCAACAACTGAGTCATCAGATGATGAGGCGCCGGTAGCAGAAGAAGCACCGAAGCGTAGAACGAGAAAGAAAAGAGACTAATTAAGGAGGAACCCATACATGGATTTTTCAAAATTTGATAAAAAGGTAGACCTTGAAGGTCTTAAAAAAGATATTGAGGATAGCGCGAGCAGCGACTTCAAAGAGGTTCCTCTTGGTAGCTATGAGGTAGCTATTACTAAACTTGAACTTGGTGAATCCAAAAAGAAAGACCCGATGGTAAAGGTTTGGTTCAAGATCGTTTCCGAGGGTGAATACAAAGGCAGTCTGATCTTTATGAATCAGGTTATCACGAAAGGCTTCCAGATTCATATTGTTGACGAATTTCTCAGAAGTCTCGGAACCGACATCGACATTCACTTTGATTCCTATTCTCAGTATGCCGATTTGCTGCTTGATGTTTTTGAAGCTATTGATGGCAATTTCGAATTTGGCCTCAAATACGGCGAAAACAAAGGTTTCAACACGTTTAAGATCACAGACGTTTTTGAGCTTGACTAATCTTAAAGAATTCCTTGCGGGGTATTTATTACCCCGCGGGGTATTTCCGAAGGAGGAATTAGATGGTACCAAGAATGCCGGAAGAATACAAAGGTCAAACAAATAAAAATGGTGGGTATACTACGAGCTCGCCGAGAGTGTGGACCAAACATGAATTAGAATGGGTTCAAAAACTTATTGCTGAAGGCTACTCAGTTAAAGAGATTGCGGAAAGTACCGATCGCACTGTCACTTCTGTTTCCATAAAAATCAAACGTCTTGGAAAAAAAGATGGGGGTTATAACGCGGACCATGTAGAAGAAAAGTATGAAATAAACGATGCATTTCTGAATGATATTAAGCCAGAATTTGTTCTTGATTGCTATTGCGGTAAACAAAATTTTTATAAAGATAAAGTTGCAGTAGTGACTAATGACATTGATGAAACTATTCCCGCAGATTATCACATGGATGCCTTAAAACTTCTTTGTGCACAATATCAGCGTGGTATGTCATTCGACTTAATTGATTTGGACCCATTCGGTAGTGCTTATGACTGTTTTGATTTAGCGATTAAAATGGCTCGGAAAGGCATAGTCATTACTTTTGGTGAGATGGGGCATAAACGTTGGAAACGCTTAGATTTTGTATCACGTTATTATGGTATCAATTCTCTTGATGATTTTCGCTTGGAGAAGATGATTCAGCACGTTCAGATGATTGGACGAAGAAACAAGAAGAATCTCATCGTTTGCTATCAACGCGAATGGCGCAATATTGCAAGGGTTTGGTTTAAGATTGAACCTCTCAAAATCACTGAGCAATGGGAGGGAAAATTAAATTGCTGAATTTTTACGATTTTGAGGTGTTTAAGGAAAATTGGCTGGTTGTCATAATCAATCCGGCTGAACGGTCAGAAACAATAATTGTCGATGATTCTGAAAAGCTGAAAGCCTATTATGAATCTCACAAAAATGAAATTTGGATCGGGTACAATAATCGTCGTTATGACCAGTACATTATGAAAGCTATTCTTTGCGGATTTGATCCCAAGAAAGTCTCCGACTATTTAATTGTTGAAAATAAGGGAGGTTGGCAATATAGCAGTATGATGAATAAGATTCCGATGATTAACTTTGACGTTATGCTTAAAAACGACGGAGGTCTTAAATCTCTTGAGGGATTCATGGGGAATGATATTCGAGAGACGAGCGTTCCATTTGATATTGACAGGAAGTTAACGGCCGAAGAAATTGCTGAAACTATCAAATATTGTAAGCACGACGTTGAGCAGACTATCGAAGTGTTTCTCAACCGAAAAGCAGAGTTTGACGCTGCCCTGGGATTGGTTAAGATTTTTAATCTTCCCATGAAGTTTATGGGAAAAACCGGCGCTCAAAGAGTTGCTCATATTTTGGGCGGAAAAGGTATTCATTATCACGATGAATTCGATTTTGAAATCGTTCCGACTCTGAAATTGAGTAAATATAAGTATATAGCTGATTGGTACCGAAACCCAGCTAATCGTGATTATAATAAAAAGCAAAAAGTCACGGTTGCAGGCGTCGAACACATTTTCGCTTGGGGAGGAATCCATGGGGCTATTCCAAAGTATTGTGATGAGGGAATTTTCTTGATGGCGGACGTTACAGCGTATTATCCCAGCTTACAGCTTCGATATAAATTCGGTTATCGCAATATGGTAAATCCCGAAAATTTCGAGAAGATTCACGGCGAAAATTTAAGGCTTAAGAAAATTGATAAAAAAGCCAGACTTCCGTATAAAATTGCCGATAACGCAATTTCGGGCCAGCTCAAAGATAAGTATTCTCCGTTGTATGATCCGCGAGACAACAACGCAATCACTGTTAACGGACAGCTTTTGCTGCTTGATTTAATTGAAAAACTTGAGTCTCACATTGAAAGACTGGTTCAATCTAATACCGATGGTATTCTCATCAAACTACGGTCAATTGATGACTATGAAAAAATTGACGATATCGTATGGGAATGGGAACAACGAACGGGCATGCGAATGGGCTTTGACCTTTACACAAAAGTTTTTCAAAAGGACGTTAACAATTATTTAATTGTTGCTGAAGACGGAAGCACAAAAACCAAGGGTGCCTATACTAAATCTTTGGGACCGCTCGATTTTGATTTGCCAATCATTAATAAAGCTATGGTTGAGTACATGAAAAATGGTACTCCTATAGAAAGAACGATTTTGGAATGTAATGAGCTTAAAATGTTCCAGAAAATCATAAAGTTGAGCGGTAAATATAAGTGCGTTTGGCACAACGGAAAATCATACACCGAAAAATGCTTCAGAGTCTTCGCAAGCCGATCTTCTTCAGATTCTTATATTGGCAAGCAAAAAAGCAACGGCGCAACGATTGAAAAGTTTGCAAACACCCCTGAACATTGTTTTGTTGATAATTCTGACATTAACGGAAAAAGTGTTCCCGATGAATTAGACAAACGATGGTATATCAATTTAACAAAAGAACGACTTGAACAATATGGAGTGATTTAGAATGACACATATGATTTACGAAACTCCGGGTACAAGGTACGGCCATTGGGAAGTATTGAGCTTCCACGAGGTAGATTCTCACGGCGATGCTCGTTGGTGGTGTCGATGCTCAATATGCGGCGGAATTTATTCTGTAGCAGGATTCCGATTGCGTAACGGTAAATCAACGAAATGCTGGCCTTGCCATTTGCGGGAACCGAAGAGGTGACGTGATTGGAATTATTTCGCGGATACGTACCAACCAAGGATAAAAAATGCTTGATGAAATTCAAGAATTCGTCAGATTTGAAAAGTTATCGAGAAGTTAAAAATTTGCCTGAGTTTGCTGGAATACTCGCAGCCGACACGATTTTGATTGATGTTGATGATTTTCATCAATCAGAAATAATGATGGATATAGTTGAGGAGCTTCAACTGAGATGCCGAGTATATGCAACATCTCGAGGAAAGCATTTTCTTTTCAAAAATGACGGAGTAGAGACAAACAAAATTCGCACGAAATTAGCTTGCGGATTGGAAGCTGATATTAAACTCGGAACTCGAAATAGTTACAGCGTGCTGAAATACGCCGGGAAAGAAAGAGAAATCATTTACGACATTTTCGAAGATGAAGATTATGAGCCTGTCCCTAAGTTTTTCACGCCTATTCAAACAAACATTGATTTTTTGAACATGGAGCAGGGAGATGGAAGAAATCAGTCATTATTCAATTATATCTTGACTCTTCAAAGCAATGACTTTTCAGTTGATGAGGCAAGACAGACGTTAAAGATCATCAATGACCATGTGCTACCTGACCCGTTATCGGAGGAAGAATTGAGCACTCTATCACGCGATGACGCATTCAAAAAGCCGGTTTTCTTCAATAAAGGAAAGTTTCTTTTTGACAAGTTTGCAATCTTCCTCAAAAACAATAACCATATTGTCAGAATTAACGGGCAGCTACATATATATCGCGATGGTATTTACGTTGAGGGTCAACCAGAAATTGAAGCAGCGATGATTGAGCATATTCCGAACCTAAACCGCTCGAAGCGAACAGAGATAACGAGTTATTTGGACATTCTCATTCGAAAGAATATAAAAACCGATAATGCGAATCTCATAGCTTTCAGGAACGGCGTCTATGACCTTGAAACCGGTGAGCTGAGAGAATTCAGTCCGGATATTATAATTACGAACAAAATCGATCATGATTATAACCCCGAGGCTTATAGCGAATTGGCCGACAAGACGCTTGATAAACTCGCTTGCGGAGACGCAGACGTCAGAGCCTTGTTGGAAGAAGCAATCGGTTATTGTTTCTATCGAAGAAATGAGTTAAGAAAATCTTTCATACTCACCGGCGATAAGAAAAACGGTAAATCGACATATCTGGCTGTTTTGAAAGAGCTGCTTGGAGACGTTAACACTGCGTCACTTGATTTGAATGAGTTGGGCGACAGGTTTTCGAGTGCCTCACTGTTCGGAAAGCTCGCAAATATCGGCGACGATATTGCAGATGACTTTATTTCCAACCCGGCAATATTCAAAAAGATTGTTTCCGGCGATTGGATAAAAGGTGAGAACAAAGGTCAGAAAGAGTTTTTCTTCAAGCCTTATTGTAAGCTACTTTTCTCAGCCAACAATATTCCGAGAATTAAGGACAAATCGGGAGCAGTTCTTGACCGTTTGGTTATCGTTCCTTTTGACGCTCAATTCTCGAAAGATGACCCTGATTTTGATCCCTATATCAAGTATAAATTAATTCAGGAAGATTCATTGCAATACTTGATTTTGTTGGGAATTAAAGGGTTGAAGCGGGTACTCGATAACCGAGAATTTACTCAATCGGCCAAAGTACAAAGGTCCATTGATGAATACAAGGAAACGAACAATCCGATTCTATTATTCTTCAAAGAAGACGTGCAAATTATCAACGAGCCAACGAATGAGGTATATCGCAAATATACGGAATTTTGTTTGGCAAACAGCTTCACGCCAATGAGCAACATCGAGTTTTCTAAACAAATCAAAAAGCACTATGGCGTTGAAATCAAAAGTAAAAGTATCAACGGTAAAAAATACCGCATATTTGTTGAAAGGAGTTAGTTATGACAAGTGAACGATTTAACGAGATTGTGAGAGAGCAGGTTGACACGTGCATGAGCTTGCTCGGAGTTAAAGGCGATGAATACGACACAAATTCAAATGACCGTCTTCATGCTTTTAAAGCGGCAGCAGAAATTCAGTACGTCACACCTAAACAAGCTCTCGCGGGCATGATGGCCAAGCATACCATATCTATTTATGACATGCTTGCGAATGCCGATGAAAAACCTCCCGTTGAGAAATGGGTCGAAAAAATTTCAGACAGCATTAACTACTTGCTGTTACTGAGAGCAATTATTCAAGAGGAGATTGACAATAATGAAGCGTGAAGTAGTTACAGTTGTTAAGTATACCGAAGATTATATTCTTCTGAGTGACGGCAAAGAAATCCGCCCTCCTCATGGGCAAAAGTTTGATTTGGACGTCATTAAAAAAATATGGGAGGTGACGGATTGAATGCAATATAACAACATGGATGATATTTATCGTATTATTTGTCGGCAGTTGCTTTACGCCCCGAAAGTTGGCGAAACTCGTGAAATAAACGGCTATTCATTTACCCTCACGAATTTGGACAACAACGTCGTTAATATTCGCAATATTTCCAAATCGTATATTTGTGGAGAATTGCTTTGGTATGTGTTGGGCCGAAATGACGTGGGATTCATCAGCAAGTTTGCTAAACTCTGGGAAAGAATCAGCGACGATGGAAAAACATCGAACTCAGCTTATGGAGATATTATCCTCAAGCGCCACGGTTTTAACCAAGTTGATACCATTATTAGGCTTTTGAAGAAAGACCCGTTGAGTCGTCGAGCGGTAATCAATTTCAATGTGCCGAATCCAAACGTGATTAATACAAAAGATGAGATTTGTACCGTTGCTTTGCAATTCCTCATTCGAAATGGAAAACTCAATGCGTATGGCTTGATGCGCAGCAACGATGTTTGGTTTGGTCTTCCGTATGATGTGATATTTTTCACAGAGTTGCAAAAGTACATCGCTCGCAAATTGGGAGTAGATTGTGGAACATATACACATACAGCAAATAGCTTGCATGTATATGAGCGGAATCTCCCTGATTTGGAAAAGGTTATATTTGCGAAGTCTGAGACTAAAATCTCCGTGGATTTTCAAAAATTCTGGATGTGCCGATATGGACTTGAAAGCGTCGTTGAAACATCGGATGATCCGAGAAAGGAGCTTGTCGAAACGTGCGAACGCTTGAATATATTGAAAACGATTTGACCTCGTGCATTTTCTCGTCTATAAATCAACGATGCGCTATTTTGACAGCGACTAAATGCCCTAAAAATTGCGCTTTTAAGAAGTCATTGACTGAATATCTTGACGGAATGCTCCATGCCGAAGAGATTCTTCGAGAAAAAGGATTGAAGCGCGTAATGGCGTCTATAGACAACAACGAAATTGTAACTACTAAAAAGGAGTAATTATTATGGCAAAAGAAATTTACAACAAAACCCAACTCACACCGCAGCAAGAATTTGAAAGACACATTTACCACCGCGATCAGTTTGCGCACTATCTGAGATGGTCGCATGTTCTGAAAGTCGCAAAAATCGGTCAAAAGATTCTTGACTTCGGTTGCGGATCAGGCGAAATGCTTGAGCTATTCTACCGCAATAAATTCAGACCTAAGAGATATTTGGGCCTGGACATTCGCCAGCAAACAATCAAAGAAAACCAGGAGAAATTCGCAAAGCTCGATTTTGCTGAATTCAGACAGGCAGACCTCTGTCAGAGTGAGCTTGACCTTGGAGAAGACTTTGACATTATTACTTGTTTTGAAGTGATGGAGCATATCGGCCATGCCAATGCAGACAAATTCCTTGAAAATATCTGGTATCACTGCGGCAAAGATACAAGGGTATATCTGAGCACGCCGAACTATGATCCAAAAGTAGGAGCAGCAAAAAATCACCTTCTGGGGCCTGATAAAGAAATCGGCGAATGGGATCATTTCGAGCTTCAGGAAAAATTGAGCGAATATTTCGACATTGAGGCGAAATACGGCACGTTTGCAAGCATGAAAGACTACAAGGAAGAAATCGTCGGAGATTGGAGACAGCAGATGTTCGATGCTCTGAAAGAATATTATGACACGAACCTCATCTCGGTAATTATGGCGCCTCTCATTAAACCAGAACATGCTCGCAACTGCTTGTGGGTACTGCGCGCAAAGGAGTGAGTTTTATGCACATAAAAATGCACAATGGCAAGGCTTATGGCGTGCAATTCACAGCAAGAGAGCGCGAAGCAATGCATAAGGAAGTCAACAGGCAGCTCGTTGAACAAATGCGCGAGCTCGGAACTGACGTTGATGCCCTGATTCTGTGGGTGCTACACGTTGAGTTTGGATTCGGCAAACAGAGGTTGAAAAGATTTTTTGACGTGTTCACAAAAGAATATGAATACATGGGCGAATATTACGACATGCCCAAGGATGTTCCTTGGATTTGCCGTACAAAGCTGAAAGAAATCGGCGTTGACATTGAACAATGGAATAAGGAGGCAAAACAATGATTTGCATGAAGAAAAAAATTAAGGTTGAGGACATTATTATTCCCGGCATTTTTGCCGGGAGCACCCCTAAACCTACGAAGCTGATCGAAAAGACAGCCGAGTATTTGGAATCAGGCAAAATCGCGTCGGTGTATGTTGACCGAAATAAAGTGCTGGTTGACGGCTATTGCAGCTATTTGATTCTGAAAACGCTCGGCGTAAAGAAAATTAAATGTGTACAGATAAAGGAGAAAGATAGATGATTCTTACATTATGCGGAAGTACGAAATTTAAGGATGATTTTATACGAGTGAATAAAGAGCTCACACTTGCTGGAAATGTCGTCCTCTCGGTCGGATGTTTTGGTCATAGTGGTGATTTTATCACCGACGAACAGAAGCTCATGCTCGATGCAATTCATAAGCGAAAAATTGACTTGTCAGAAGGCATATATGTCATCAACAAGGGCGGTTATATTGGTTCTTCGACGCGCGAGGAAATCAAATACGCAAGGAGCCATGGAAAATCAATCTTTTATATGGAGGAGCAAAAATGAAGGTAAAAGTCATCGATTTTGGTTATGAAAAGCTGCCGTTCAGAGCACATGAAAACGATGCCGGAGCAGATGTCTACGCGCACTTGCCCAACAGACGAGTCGGTGTTTGGCCTCATGAAACTGTGAAAATTCCGCTCGGTTTGGGCCTCTGTTTGCCTGATGGATATATGGCTTGCGTATTCCCCAGGAGCGGTTTGGCGAGCAAGGGACTTGTCTGTGAGCTTCCCCCTATCGATTCGGGTTACCGCGGAGAGATTCACGCGATTGTTACGAATTGCAGTAATGTCAAGCAATTTGTCAATGATGGAGACAGAATTGGGCAACTGGTAATCACTCCGGTAGTAGTTGCTGACTTCATCACGGAAGACATTAAGGTGAGAGGCAACAGTGGTTTTGGCTCAACTGGGCTAAAATGATTCTATATGTGAAGAATGGTATAAGATCGGTATAAGATCGGTATAAGATGAATTCATTCATCTTCAACTCCTGTTTCGATAAGAATAGTTAGCGTGATGATTAAATAATGATTGCTGACGATATTATTTTTAATCGTCACGCTACTTTTCAATTTTGCGGTATAAGATGGACAAGATACTTTTTAGTCTTAGATAATATAGCACTTTAACTTTTAGCTAAGCTCTATTATATATAAGTAAAATAGTTAAGTTATACTATACTCTTATACCATTCTTCTGAAAGAGGAGATTATATGAGAAGAGCAAATGGAGAAGGTTCGATTTTTAAATTAGGCGGAAAACGGCGAAAACCATGGGCCGTTAGAATCACAACCGGATATGAAGATGACGGTAAACAGATTTATAAATATGTTGGATATTACCCAACCAAGACAGAAGCTAAAGAAGCAATGAGGGAATACTTAGTCAATCCATTCAATTTGGATCATAAGAGCACAAAGCTCAAGGACGTTTATGATAGATGGTTAGACCAAGCTGATCTTGCTCAAACGACATTGCAAAGTTATACGTCCGCCTTTAATCAGGCGAAGCAATTACATAACATGAACATGAGAGATATTAAGGCCGTACATCTGGAAGCAGCCATGGACCAGATGAAACCGCACATGCGCAGCGTATTTAAAAATGCAATGGGAAAAGTATACATATATGCTATCAAGCACGAAATTGTTGATAAGGACATCGTGAGTCTAATTTCAATTAAAACTATGGTTGAAACAAGAGAGAAAACTCCATTCACTTTGGCTGAGATTAACAAGTTAAAATCTTTCAAGCATCCATTAAATGATACCGTTTTCATTTTGCTTTATACCGGAATGCGGATCAATGAATTGCTTGAGATTAAATGTGAAAATGTTTACTTAGATAAAAGGTATATGATTGGGGGTAAAAAGACGAAAGCCGGACAAAATCGAGTTATCCCAATTCACAATGCGATTTATCCTTTGATTAAAGCGAGATATGAACAGGGGAATAAATACCTGATAACAAAGGATAATAAGAAAATCAGTTACGCTACATATCGGATCAGTTATTGGAACAAGATGACCTCAGCTCTGAAATTCAAACATACTCCCCATGATACTCGACACACGTTTACCACATTTGCAGATAGATATGAGGTTAATAAGGTTGCACTGAAAAGAATTCTCGGGCACACATTAAACGACACGACTGATCACTATACGCATAAGGACCTCAGCGAATTATTGACTGAGATCAACAAAATTGAATATTAAAAAAGAGCCTCGCGGCTCTTTTTTTGTTATCTACACCAATCTTTATTTATCATTTCTTCATCTGCAATTCTTTTAATAGACGGACATTCATTACTCTTCAAATTTGCCCATACTTGGTATGGGTTTTCTGCCTGCCATACTACTTTTCCATCGTACATGCTGCACATTCTAATAAGAATACCATGTTGCTCTAAAAATGTTTTCAAGATGAAGAACTCTTCACTACTTGATTTTATTAGATTTGTTTTCTGTCCGTATTCTTCTGTTATATGTTCCATATTATTTCCTTACTTTCTGCCGTCGTAACCTCCGTGGCGGGATAATGTTTTATTTATCTTCTAATTATCTTAATTCTTTTGCGATTTCTTCACTAATCCATTTTCTTTCAACTGCTCTGTCAATAATTTCATCAGTAAAATTATTGCAAGCAAGTTGTCCGAATGTGCTCTGATCAATTGTTCCATTATTAAATAATTTGATTGCTTTTTCTGTTCTTGTCATAGTTTTTAATCTCCTTTGCTTTTTTGTTTAGCTTTATTATAGTTATATTATACAACTTTAGTTGTAGTTTGTACATAGGCAAAATGCACAAAGATATATTTATTTTTTGTGTATATTTATTGTATATTATAGGTGCTTTTTCATACGTTTTTATACATTCTTAAACGTTGTTATATCAATGTTCCTTTTGATTTTATACACTTTTTAAATTTTCCCAACAAAATTTAAGAATGTGATAACGTCAACGTTTGTATGTTGATTTGTATATTGCAAGCATATTGCAGAATAGAAAATGAAAAAAGCAGCTCAAATGAGCTGCTTCATATTATTTGGATTTTCTTGTTGGCGTGGTAAATGCTCTCTCGACTGACCAACCCATCTTGTAGATACGTCCATACAATGTATTTGGCGACATTCCGAGCTCTTCGCCCCATTTGCAAATATTCTGAGCTTTTCCATCGTACTCAATTAACGCCCCGCGCTTCGGTTTTGGAGGAGCAACGATTTCAAGCGACAATTCTTCTTGCTTCGTTTTAACCTCGTCGCGTTCTGGCTCATTTTCTGTTGAGTCTTGATTAGTTATATTGTTTTCAACTTCGATTGATTCTGACGCGTTCTGGGTAGCAAACTGCGGAAACTCTTTTTCTATATCGTAGTCGGGATTTTTATCGGTTTTATCACCGATCGCGATTGAGATTTTTTCAACCAATTTGTCTTTTTTCAGATTCCACCAGTTGCTGACTTGCAAGCCTTTCGCCATTTCTTTGAGGTCTTTCGCTTTCATTTCGTTAAGATTAATCATGTTTATATCTCCTTCAAAAATCATATTCGGTGGTTAACCGTTGATTTAATTATACAACGATAGTTGTAGTTTGTACACACTTTTGACCCACTTTTAATATTTTTTAATATGTTATAATTAAGTCATATCATTGTACTATCTACAACCAACGTTGTACTATTATATTAGGCATATGCCTAATTCATAGGAGGGGAGAAAATGGAAGATATGACACGGTTAGAAATATTAACATTGTTGTTATCACTTAAAGGATTGCTTGAGACTAACAATGCAGAAAAAGCCTTAGAAGTAATTAACAACGTAATTGCTGAAGCACAACGGAAAGAATTATGAAAGAATGATGATCTAAGAATCTATATTGCAATCTTAGAATCTGAACGAATCCAAAGAGAGAATGGCAACCTCATGTATGATTTCGATGAGTTCGCTGCCGAAGTAAGAAAAAAATACGGTATAAAATAAAGGGACCCTCATGGGTCCCTTTATTTATATTGAATGAATTCCTCTCCGCATTCATCACATGTAGCTTTGATCTCATATATGCTATAGAATTTTACTCCGCAGCACGGACACATATAATATTTATATTTTGATTTGGCAGTTGAACGGTCAGCTTTCTTTTTCGGAGCTCTTGCTAAATCGAAACCTTTGATTGTGACATTCTCATCAATCCATTTTTCAAGCTCTTCGCTCAGACTTGTTTTGGACCAACCGATGTTACCTTGCTTTTCAATTACAAGGCCGTGAGCTTCGGCTGTCTCTTTGAATTTCTTATTGTGATATCTTCCATTTGCACCTGTATCTTTAACGCCGTTGTAGATGTTATCCAGATGAACCATTTCGTGAATCAGTGTTCCGCAGATTTCTTTAATTCCTCTGTTTAAATGCTCTGCGCAGATGTTGATCTCGTAAAATTCTTCATCGCTTGATTTCCAGATTTTCTGAGTCGTGCACCAACCATAAGAGCGATTTGACGTGTCCGGCGAAATTGTGATTACGGGTTTTTCGAGCTTTCCATCGAACAGATGCGCGTTGAACGTATCAAAAAGTTCCTCAAGTGTTTTTACTGCCTCGTAATATTTTTTAGTCATTTTTAATTACCTCCGTTTGATTTGATATACTTATTATACAACTAAAGTTGTATAATGTACATAGTTTTTCCTGATTTCTAATATTTTTTAATAATGTAACCCATGCAAATTTCAAGAATATTTAAATTTCCATTTTAGTACAACTTTCGTTGTACATTATACAACTATCGTTATATAATAAGAATATAAGCTAATCAAGCTTAATAACTTTCGAGGAGAGATTAAAATGATTGAAAATGAATTATTGCTAGAACTACTTTGGGAATTTGAACAACGTGAGACTGATTATACGATTGAGAATGGTTGGTTAACGACATATCTCGGTAATGAGCGAATTCGTTTCAGAATTGATGACGAAGATCAAACAGACTGGCTGTTAGATATGATTTGGAATTGGTAATAAAACGGAGGACTTTCGTCCTCCTCTAATTAAAAATATGGGGGAATTAAAATGAACAAATACAGAGTTTGGTTTACAATTTATACGCAGTATTACGGTTACGATGAAGATTATCTCGACGTTGAAGCTGCAAATGCTGATCAAGCATACGAAAATGTGAGAAATGCGAATTCCGACGTACATGGATTTAATATTGAAAGTGTAGAACCTCTCGATTGAGAGGTTTTTTATTTGCAAAAAAAAATTTATTTTTTATACAACTAACAGTGTACAAAGTACACTTTTCGTTGTATAATTATATTATAAGCTAATCAAGCTTAATAACTTTTAGGGAGAGATTAAAATGATATTTAGATTTGCGGAAATGCTTTACGACATGTTTGGTGATGACTACGAAGGTATGATTGAAACTTTCATGAGTGACTTACATCGTCAAAATAAAGAAGATCTTGGTCTTGATGAATTATTCATCGAGTTTGGTGAATATCTCGAAGCTTGCAAAATCATGGCAAAAGTATTTAACCAAGAATAAAAATGAGGGCCTTCGGGCCCTTGATAATAAAGGGGAAATTAAAGTGAAATTTAAGCTTGGTCAATTGGTGGCGACAAGAGGTATCAATGCGAGGCTATTAGAGGATTCTGACTTTTCAAAGTTCCTTTGGGATAGTTTTGCCAGATATAAAAATTGCGATTGGGGAGATATTCCTCATGAGGACAAGAAAATGAACGATTCAGCAGTGAAAAACAATGACGACAGAATTGTTGCGCGATATAATAATATCTATATCATCACTGAGTATGATCGTTCAGTAACTACCATTTTATTTACACACGAATATTGAGGAGGTAAAAATGAGTAAATTGAAAAAAATGAGACAGGCTAAAGGTCTGTCTCAATCTCAGTTGGCAGAAAAAGCCGACATGAATGTTCGCGTATTACAGCATTATGAGCAAGGTTCGAAGAATTTTGATCATGCTCGCATTGACAAAATTTTACGCGTTTGTTTGGCATTAAATTGCAAATTCGAGGATATTATTGAAAATCAAGAATATATTGATTTAATTAAACGGTATGAAGATTTTTGAAATTTGCATGGGTTACACTGCTGAAAAAGCTCCTCGTTCTGAGGAGCTTTTTTATAGAAGAATATCAAATAGGTAGTCCAGCTCGAGCCCAAGCTCATCTGCAAGAATATCTTCTGCTTCAGTAAGAGGACTTTTAAGAATCATTTCTCTCACTTCATCGACCCGTGCTATTGCATCTTCTAATGCCATGCCATCTCTTTCCACTAAGATTATGACTATTTTGTGTTTGCGCATTTTTAATTACCTTCTTTCGTTTGGTGTGATTATATTATACAACAAAAGTTGTATAATGTACATTAGCAAAATAACCAAAGGTTAAGAAGTTTTCTTGTGTATTTTGTATATAAAAACCCCCTCAATCGAGGGGGTTTAAATTAAATCTTTTTGCAGTATTTTAGACAAATCCAACCAGAAGGGGTTTTGCCCCAATCTCCTTTGACCTGAGAGACTGTGCAAGTTACACCTTCTACATAACCATTTGCCTTATATCCAGCAAGTTCGAGAATTTTTGTTCGTGCGTCCTTTGTAAATTGTTTAAATGTTTTAGCTTTATAATTTGTGCCAGGCCCCTTGCGAACGTGCAATACACCAGTGGTGACCTCGTAATTGCCTTTGGTATATTTTGCCGGTTTAGTATATTCATTCTTGCTCCATGCTTCAGGGTCAATCCAACTTCCGCCGGATAGACGTTTGATTCCGAGGTGCAGATGAATTCCAGTTGCGCGTCCTGTTTGGCCGGTATATCCGAGAATAGTATTTTTATTGACTGATTGCCCCGCCTTGACGTTAATGCTATCAAGGTGATAATGCATCATTTTGACCTTAAGTCTCGGATATGATACCCAAACAAATTTTGCGTTGCCGTAGTTATAATCGATTCCGCACGAAAGAACGGTTCCATCCTCAATTGCATACTGAGGGAGCTTTTTGCCGTATGTAGCATAATCGCATCCGTTGTGAAATGTTCCTGTTGTGCCGGCAGATGTTTTGATTGCGTTTCGATATCCATACGGCGATGAAAGGGCATGCGCTGCGTCGTGAAAAATAAGATTTGATACAGTTGACATGATGACTCCTCCTTTATTTCAGACCTACTGAAATGAGATATCCCTCCCCAGCAGGAACCTTATTTGTAATTGAGACTTGGACGTTGCCATAGGTGATTGCGACATTTAAAAATTCAGGCGGAACAATTATTTCTTCCCAATGTGCATATAAATCAGTCGTTCCTGTTGGCGTGAATGGGTCGCCACTGCCTCCGACTCTTGCACCGCCTTCTGCCGCCGTGTACCATCCTAAGAACGTGTAGCCATCTCTTGTTGGCGTTGGCAAGGTGACCGCAGGCATGGCTGACCAATGTGCATATAAATCAGTCGTTCCTGTTGGCGTGAATGGGTCGCCACTGCCTCCGACTCTTGCACCGCCTTCTGCCGCCGTGTACCATCCCAGAAAATCCGCAGATGAATAAAGAGTCTCAATCGTTTCATTGCCATCGTTATGATGTAGCTGAACCGAATATTTTTTCTCGAACCAATTAGTTTGCAGCGCATCGCTTATATCTTTCTGCATAGAAACTCTTCCGTATTCGCCGCTTGTCGCCCCATTGCCGTCGTAGGATACGAGAACCAAGTCGATATCAAAAAAAGCCTTGTAACTCAAACTCGTTAAATATGTAGTCTGCTCTCCATTTGCCAGCGTGACGGTTCTTGTCGCGTTCGTGTTGCCATCAGACCATCTTGTAAACTCATAACCTTTCGCAGGCATCGCCGTGATAGTTACACTTGTTCCAACTTCATACGTTCCGGCTCCGCTGACGGTTCCCTCTCCTTGTTTAGAAAGGGAAACAAAAAATTTAGGATTTTCATATGTATAATGAACTTTCAGGTGAAAAATGTACCAAATTCTTGAGCTACCACTCAGATGAATTTTAATTTCTCCAGTTGGTCTGCCGGGGTATTCATCTTTGGAAGAAAAGTAGTCTTGAAGCCCGGAACGAGTATTTGTCGGATTGTTGTTCCATCCTTCGCATGTATCGCCGATTTTTGTCCCATTGATATAAAGATCGCTGTCTCCGCTGATAGTACCCTCACAGCCCCAGCGCAATTCAACGGAAACATTTGTGAGCTTCGCATATTTTGGTATGAGATTCGCTGTGCCGTTCTGAACTTCATCGGCCGAAATACTTCTATCAACATTTTGCCTCAAGCCGAAAAGCTTTCCGTATTGTTCCTTGCTTCCGATAGCGGTATATGTAACTGTTGGCATTTACTCATCTCCTTATTTATCCACCCGGATATGCGCTTTTTCGATAAATATTTCTTTCCCAACCTTGATGATAACTTTAAGCTCGTAGAATCCGGGCTCGGTTATACCAAGGATTGTTGAAACAGTGTCTCCTTCAATGTCAAGATTTCCTTTTTCAATAATCCGATTGCTGTCCGTTTTAACGAGCTCGTATTTTGCATTGCCAACAACGACAATCTCTTTTGTATTTTTTGGTGCGACTTTTGCTTTAACAAGCTTAACTTCGCCCGAGTAATATTGAAGATTACCACGCATGTTCGTGCTCCTTATATATCATGATCGTATAGTCTTGTTCGAGAAAACTAATAGGCTCACATTCCTTTTGAAATATTATTGCGTATGGAATTTCAAATAATTCAAGATGACAAACTCCGTTGCACATATAGAGTGTGCCAGTCCAATATGCCATCTCGCCAAATACATTTATTGCATGTATCTCAACGGCATACTGACCATCTTTGGTATCAGGCGGAACGGTGCAAATCCACCGTCCACCTGATTCATGAAATTCTATGTCGAAGTCGTCAGCTTTGCCCCATACTCTGATGATTTTCGGCCTGCTCATTCGATCTCGACCGAAATAGTATACAGGGTACCGGCATTAACAGGGTTCGGCGAGATAACCACTGATTTAATGACTGGTGCAACAGTGTTAAACACAATTTTGCGCGTTACGCTTGTTACTTTTCCTGCTTTGTCCGTAGCGGAAACAACAATAGTATTTTCGCCCTGCTGACTGAGCGTAATTGTTTTGCTGAACGAACCGTCTGAGCCGACTGTTACTGCTCCGCAATCGGTGTCGTTGAGCTTCACGGCAACAACAACCGGCTTGCTTGTCACGTCATCGGTTGTACCGACAATCTCAAGCTCACTCTCATTTGTTTCAAAGCCTTCTGCCGGTGCGGTAATTACGAGAGAAGGCGCGACAGTATCAATTTTGAATGTGCAGCTCGCAGTGTCAGCACTGTTACCGTCATTGTCCTTGATGTCAACTGTAAAAGTTTGTTCGCCATCAGCGAGAATATCTGCCGGCGTATATGTGCCAATATAACCGCCTTCAGTATCTTCCCAAGCGATTCCGCTTGTAATTGATTTTCCAGCAAGACCAATTACGCAAGTATCTTTCTTAATTCCTGAGTAACCGCTCGTCTGAATTGTGTTATCAAGCACTTTGAATTTAAACGTTGGCGTTCCAGTAGTAACATACGCGCCTGCCGCCGGTGCAAGAATTGTAATGACAGGCTTAACCTGTTCTTTAACGAAAAGTCTGAGATTAGTTCCGAGGGTACTGTGTGTGCTGTCAGCGTTTGTGACGTTTCCAGCCGTGTCCTCTGCACGAAGCGAAACAGGATAATATCCTCCATCCAAATTAAATGACGATCCTGCCGGAGCGGTGAGCTGTGCCTCATACTTTCCTGTGCTTTCATTGAGCGTGAGCGGAACAGTTTGTCCATTGATTGTTGCAGTTAACGATTTAATTGCCACAATTAAAACTCCTTTCCAATAAATTTTTTAAATTGAATGAAAATATACGTCAAAGGAAGAATGATATTAATACAAAAGCCCTCGAGCAGTGCGCGAAAAAAACCCTTAAAAGCATAGATAAAAGTATCTTTTTGCATGTTAATTTCCTCCTTAACTATAAATTTCATTATTTCCAATAACTGACTTAATGCAAACAAATGTCACTTTGTTAACGCCTTTAATAGAGTTAGTCAGTGTAATTTTAGCTGCATTACCGGTACCGCTAATTGTAAATTCTGAGCCTTCGACGAATAACACGCCTCCGATATGAACGAGAAGAACATCGCCGCTCGTATATTGAGAAATTCCAATATTAATTTGGTTAGTTAAACTCGTTGAATCAGTTCCGATGGTAACCGTGTTTTGATATTTAACAAGAGTAGTATCAACATTCAAAGCATCAGTCAACGAATTAAACCATGTTTCAAATGCAGTTTTCTTAGCTGCCATATAGGCATCAAATTGCGCGGTAGCCGCTGCATAATAGGTAGCAAATGCGTCCTGATACTGAAGAGCTAATTGTGTAGTGTCTACTTGATTAACTAAGCTTGTGACAAATCCGCATAGAGACGTATTGAGCCGCTGATCCGTAATGTTCGCCTGAGAAATAGATGTTGCTCGGTTGTTAATTGCTATATCAGCCAGACAAATTTCGTAGACGGTGTTATTTCTTGTCAGCGCCGGAGCAGTAGGAGTCAAAGCATTAGTTCCTTGCTTAATGGCAAAAGTCATACTTCGGACGTTATCTGATGTGTCGAGACGAACAACCACGCGATCAATTCGTTTGTACTGCACGTCTGCTGCGCCAATTGTTAAATTGGTAACGGCATCATTATTCATCCAATGACAATTAATAAACGCACGCCCAGTATCGATATTGACCGACATTCCTGTTCCCGGCGTGACAATCAATTTGTTACCGATACTTTCAAAAATTCCATTGCTAATTAACCCATTAAAATAATTGCCTAAATCTTCCGCATCATAGGTTCGGTCTCCGTCGACACTGTTAAAAAATCCACTGGTTATACTCATGTATGCACACTCCAATCTTCAAAAGTAGGAATTACTTTGTAACCATTTTCATCATCGCTTTCAATAATCTCTATTATTCTTGATTCCGCCGTCAGTCCATATTCATTTTTAACTTTCACGACATCTCCTAAGTCATAGTCTTTCTTATATTCATAAGTCATATTTGGCTCGACTTCACTTTCAAAGGTTTCCTTCAGAGTCTGTTCGTTCAATTTTTTATTGCCGCGTTGAACGAGCAAATTTTGATATTCAGCTTCAGTAATTTCGTTATCATTACTTGAAATATCTCGAGCGTCGACGAATATCTCACGCCGGTCAATGCCAGTCGACGAGCCAATCGCGGCCTTTCTTCTGGCAATTCCTTCGCCTTCACCCGCGACATATGCGACATTCGCGTATTTGGAGCTGTCAAACTTATAATCAGAATTAATTAGATTATCGAATTCAGGGGAAAATATTACGCCGTTATCCGTGCCTTTGTACAATTCAAAAATAAAATTTTTGTTATCGAGAGTAACTTTCCATCCCCATTTGTTTGCTACGCAAATTTGATTTACAACGTCGCTCACTGCATCGCCTGTAGATTGCAAACGAATCGTTTCGGAGTAGTTTCTCAATGTTCCGAATTTAAAATTTGATATTTTCCTCTCAGACAATTCAGGAGAAATGATATTTTCAGTGATTAAGCGCTTAATGGCGAGTTCAGCTTTACCGTTCAAATTTGTTTGACCCCAAACTATTCGACGCTCCAAAAGACTTTCTGCAGACCTGCCTGTGATAGTTACGAAATTGCCATTTTGTACGTCCGTCATGATTTGAATGTTTTCAATAATCATAATTCGATCGTTGTCTTGACGGTGAATGTAATTTCCTATTTTCAAAATAGACAATGTCTCATCGTTTACAGGTAAATATAATTCAAAATCTCCAGGCGAATAATATCGCGTTGTCCAAATCAGCGAGCTATAACAGTCTACTATAGCGATAGGAATCAAGTTTTTATCTAAAACATATAAATCCAAAACTTAAACCCCCTCAAACTGATTGGTTAGTTCAACTGTAATTGTTAAATTACTTTCACCTTCATCCGCTCCATAACTTATTTCATTTTCATTAGGAGCAAATTGAATCCATGTTGAACCCGTGCTCACCTTATCAATCAGATTTGTAACTGTACCGGCTCGCAAAAGGGTAACGGATTTTTTTCCGAGGATTGTGCACAGCGTAATAACATCCCCTGAATTCATGTCAACGTTTAACCCAAAATACTTTTGCGTGGTTCGGTTATATATTGCAGGATTCAGAATTCCGCTCGTAGTTGCAATGAATGATATCGTGCCGCCGGTTTCAACTTCCCCTGCATTAATCGTCATTTCTGTTGATTTTTCAGTTACGCCGAGTTCAGTTCCTGCATCGGAAATTGAAAAAGGAAATTCAAAATTCGGAGCGGTATTTGAAAATTCAATATAATTGTTTTGGTTATTCCTGAAAAACGGATTTGGGCAAATAATACTGATCTGCGCTACTTGGCGATTTTTAAATAAATCAACCTCATGGCTTTCGACATACCCTTCAATATGAACATCGCGCGAATCGTTTTTGTAATAAAACGTGATTGGATATTTCGTCGGAGCAAATTTGTATAATTGCAAGCGATTCCTTTCAATATTTCCTTCGATTACGACTGTTATTACGATATTTCTTTTATTCTTTTTTGAGCTGTTAAATACCGTACCATCCACAGTCGCTATCGCAGTAGTATTTATGGCCGCATTTACTGGGCCCAATCCAGTAATGCTTTGAATCGTATAATCAGGATTATGTGTTAACTCCAGTATCTCGCCATATTTATTTTTTATTTTTGCAGTAAACACACGTCATCCTCCTCTGATTAACGCCAGCTGATTTTTTGTTTGGCGATAAATTTCCAATCTTGAAAGGGGCTCAGGACTGTTAATCGTTTGATAGAAATTGTTGGAAACATTGTTGACTTGATTTCTATTGAATGAATTCATGCCGTTACCATTCATTTTCGTAGATAAACGTTTAGCGATTTCATCGAGCCAAGCTGTATTTTTTTCAAGAGGAACAACTGCTTCAGCGCCGCTACCTTCAAGCAAACCGATTTGACCTTTTTTAAGAACACCGCCTTTAGCAAGTCGAGGCAAGGAGACCGTTGACATCGGGCTAATACTAACGCCGGGCAATGCATTGATTGCACCGATTGCTCTATTGATAGCGTTCGGAATCACATTGATACCTCTTTCGACCGTTGCTATAACTGCATTTATTGCAGTTTTAAACGCTCCGCCAATCGCGTCGCCAACTTTGGTGCCGATTGTTGAAAATTTTTCTTTAATCGTGTTCCAAATTCCACCGAAAAAGCTTCCAACTTTTGAAAATGCCTTCTTAATCGCTGTCCAAGCGCTTCCAAAAACATTTCCAAAGAATTTACTTACAGCAGAAAATGTTCCTTTAATGCCATTCCAAATAGCGGTAAAGTATGGTTTTACTTTATCCCAGACACCTTTAATTGCATTCCAAGCAGTTGAGAAAAACCCTCCTAATACCTCTTTGACGACTGAGAAAACGAGTTTAATGCCTTCCCAAACTATTTTGAAGTATGCTACCACAATGTCCCAAACCTTTTTAATTGCCTCCCAAGCGGTTGAGAAATATGCTCCTAATATTGCTTTAACAACTGAGAATATTTTTTTAATGCCGTTCCAAATAGTTTCAAAATATGGCTTTACTTTATCCCAGATACTTTTGATTTTTTCCCATGCAGTTGAGAAAAATTTTCCCAATACCTCTTTAACGACTGAGAATATTTTTTTAATGGCATTCCAAACTGTTTCAAAATACGGTTTTGCTTTTTCCCAAACACTTTTGATTTTTTCCCATGCAGTTGAGAAGAACGCTTCAATTGCTTTCCAAACAGTTGAAGCAACCTCTTTAATTTTCTCCCAAAGATTTATCCAAAACTCTCTGAATGCGTCAGATTTATTCCACAAAATGACAAATGCAGCAACAAGTCCAGCGATCGCACTAATAACCAATCCAATCGGGTTCATGTTCATTACCACGTTTAACGCTGCTTGCGCGATTTCCATCATTTTAATTGCCGCTGCTCCTGACTTTATCCAAGTTATAAATGTCTGGATCTGCGTAACCGCAAAATATGTTGCAATCGCCGTGCCTATGCCTACAATCAAAGGCTCCCATTTCTCGAGCTCACTTGCGACATTTTTTATTTTCTCAATGAAGCTTGGCAATTTCTCAGTAACCCATGCAGCCACATTATTCAATGTCGGCATTAAACTATCGGCGAGCGGTCCCAACAAATCTGTTTTAAGCGTTCGTCCTATACCGCTAATTGCTGCGGCGGGCGTGTCATATTTGACTGCTGCGAGTTCATCAGCTTTTCCCTTAACGTCAGTAAAGCTTTTGCCGACGCTGCTCAATGATTCGATGAATTTAGTGCCTCCGTCTTCGGCCATAGTACCGAATGCTTTAGACGCCAAATTCATTTTTTCTTGTTCAGTTTTGGCTCCTTGAATATCAGCTACAATCGACGCGAAAACATCTTTCTGTGTCGCTTTACCGTTTTGCCATGCAGCAAACAATTTTTCAGTCTCTTTGGACCATATACCAGTGCCGTCTTTAACCTTTCCTGTCTTCTCGTCAATCGCAGTCATTGTGTCAGCAATCGTACCATCACCGAGACGAGTTGTAATTTCGTTTACTGCGTCGTTGACTTTATCAAGGTTATACGCGCCGCCCTCAGCGCCATTTTTCAAAAGCTGGAAATATTCTTCTGCTGTAAATCCAGCCTCAGCAAACTTGCCTGAGTATTCGCTTACGTTGTCGCCCAATTCATCAGTATAGTTTAAACCGTTTTGGGCGCCGCTCGATATGAGGTCAAATGCTTCGTCACTTGTCATACCGAAATGCGTCATGAGTGAGTTAACCCCGCGCAAGGTTTCAACCATATCCATTCCAAACGTATCTTCCAGCGTCATGGCTTTTTTAGTCATATCTTCAAGTTTGGAGGCGTCAAGCTCTCCGGTAACTTCCTTGACTTTAGCCATTTTTTCAGCTACATCTTGCAAACTTTCACCGAAATTCTGTTTATATACGTTTTTTATTGCGGTTTCATATTTGCCCATAGCGTCTGCTGCTGTTCCTGTTTGTGCCGCAAATTGAGCATAAGCGTTTGCGCTGTCATTTATAAGGTCAGACGTGAGTTCAGCCAAAGCTTCAATGCATTTCTTTATACCTTCAGCAATAAGATTCGCAAGAGTGCCTTTTAAAACTGTGAAATTTCCCCCAGCTTTATCGGCAGCACCTCCTGCATTGCCAAACGATTTATCTAAACTGTCAGCTGCACTTTCAGCTTCTGACAGTTTGGATTTGTTAGCACTGAGTTTAGATGACAGCTGAGCAATTTCTTTCGCGGTGTTTCTTGCTTCCTTGCCTGTTTCACCCTGCGTCGCTACAATTTCAACATATTTTTCTTTGAGCTCTCGCAGCTTATTCTCTTGCTCGCTTATTGTACGGCTTAACTTTTCAAACGCGGTTTCAGTTTGTTTTTCTTCTCCGGTTAAATCCGACAATGATTTCTCATAGTTTCGAATTTCTTTTTCCGTCTTGTTAACTGCAGCTTGCTGGTTTAAAATAGTAACGCGCATGTTATCAGAAGCCGTTTTATTTGCAGTTTGTTCTTTTTCAACATTCGCGAGTTGTTTCTCAAGGGCTTTATATTCCTGAGATGTCTTTGAAACACCTTGATCGGCGAGTTGTTGCATTGCTGCGCGCAACTCATCTGCTCGTTTACCATTTTCAGCATATGCTTTATCAATTTCGGCTTGCTGCTTTTTGTAATTCTCGAGTTTTGCCTTTTGAGAATCGAGCACCGTCCCAAGTTGTTTGAGTTTGGCATTAATGCCGTCGCTCGATTTGCTCCAATTATCCATACCAGCCGAAGCCGCTTTAAATTCAGCGTTTGCGAGTTTAATATTTTTGTTGGCTTCTTGAATACCCGCTTTTAACTCAGATATATCAACCTTAAATTTTGTAGTCGGCTCATTGTTTTTGGGCATCTTTTCACCACCTTAAAACCAGTTATCCCCCGCTTTTCGTTTATACGTTTTAGGCGCATCAGTTTGAATTTGAATCTTTCGCACGTTGCAATATAATGTCATTACTTTGTGAAATTTTTCACATTCAATCTGAAACGGAGTAAATGCAGGAAATTCTTTGCACAGATTATAGTTTATTTGGAAAATCAATTCGGAAAAGGAGGCGGAGTTTTCCGCCTCCTCACTTAGTTTTTTGAGTCGGTGGGAATAGACATCATGTCAGCGACTGCAAATTTCGCAATATTGATTATGATAGGTAAAAGCTCTTTGACTTTTACGTGCTTCCATTCTTCATCGGTAACTCCTGGAAAAACTTCTGACAAAACGCTTTTAATTTCCGTCCAAGCGTTATGAATTACTTTAAGAAGTTCAACCTGATTTTCAAGGTCCTCGATTTTGAGCAAATCCATCAAGCTCATAACCGTTCCAAACATCAGGTCATAGGTTGCAGCGCTATACTCCTTAACAACCTTTTTTCCTCGCGCATCATATATTTTCAAAATAAGATTATCCATGTCTATTCCTCCTCAGTGTTAATTACGATCCGGCTGTAACGAGCGCAGCAAGCTTGTCGATATCCTGTACTTCTTCAAAGAATTTAGCTTCGGTAATAAGAGTATTTTTCTTATGATTAATAGCTTTAGCGGTTTTACCGGTTTTAGTAAATTTGTGAGTTGTGTTAATGCCTGTAAACACAAGTTCCTGTCCGCTTGCATCAGTACCGTCATTTTTGGTAGCGTGAGTTGAGTCAGGAATAGAGCACTTGACCTTATGCCTCCAAACAAAGATTTCATTTCCGCTGGTATCTTCTGTAACATAGCCGATTGCGAAATACGGACGAGTTGCTTCGCCTTCAACAAAGGTCTGGCTGCTTTCGTCATAGGTCTGGCCAGTGAGTTTGGCCAGTACGTCAAGCGGAATAGCTGACATCGAGCAAGTTACTTCGTCAGCACCAACTGAGTCAATAACGATTGCCGCAATGTTGTCATAATAATGAGTTTCAGAGCTGTTTTCAGTGGTTTTGGACAACTCTGCAATACCAGCAATCGGAAACGGAGTTCCATAAGCGAGAGTGTCTGCGGTATCAGTTGTGAGTTCTGCCGCAACAAGGTCCCTGATACCACGATATTCAGTGATTACTTTTTCATTTGCCATGTTAGTTCCTCCTTAAATATTTGACATTGATTCCTCTGCCGTCGTGTGTAGGCTCATCTGAAATGACAGTATAGCCGTCTCCACTCAAAATGAATCCCGCTTCTTTTAATTTAGTTTTCGCCTCGCGTAATGTTTCATAAACCGCCGAAGGGTCAACGCTATAGAAGTTGACGTCATAATCAAATGTCGTTGTTCGTTCGTCGTCATCATAATAACTCTCACCATAAGAGTCATTATTCCAAAACGTAAAGAAGTGATCGGGATAGGGCTCATTTTCCAAAAGCGATCCTTGCAGTTTTACCGGATATCCGAAAGTCTCTAAAACTGCAATCAATAAATCCTCCATGATTCACCCTCCCAATTTTTTCTGAATTGCTCGCATAACAGTTTTCTCTTGCAGTTCTGCGACTTCTTTTTTTGTTCGCGAGCCGTAAATGTCATTATAAAGTTTTTTATCGGGCCTCATTCGTGGAGTTCCGTACATAAGAAATATTGACGGCATTCCTCCGTTACTCAAGTTAAAACCTACGTCGATACTCGCCACATCTCCAGCCCATTGTACTTTTGCGTTTTTAATGATTGACGCAGCGGTTTTACCCGTTCGCCGGTGTCGACCCATATCAGCTTGGAGCTTAGGCGTAATAAAACCGTGCGTACTCTGAAGGGCTTGTTCAGTGGTAGCTTTTAAATCGCCGCCTAATTCTTCTAAACGAGCGCTTAATTCTTCAAATCCACTAAATTCTAATTTGAATTTCTTAGCCATTAAGCACCGCCTCGAATTGCTCTTATTTTGAATTTCAAATACTGATTGCGTCTGTTGATATTTTCAGGAGTTCCGAGAATTTCATATTCAGTTTCATCCGTGTCTTTTATCTTGCAATCCGGTTTAATATCCGGACGGTACCACGTCTCAATGACTGCGGTATCTTCTATGACAAGAACATCGTTTTCAGTTCTCTCTGTTCCTCCAAAAGTTCTAAATGAGCACATGATTTGTTCACCGACTTCTGGATAAACTTTCTTTGATGAACCTTTTTTTGTAACAATGGTTGGAACGAATAGAAATAAGGGAACGTTGAATGGACCCGAAGGTCTATATTCGCTCATAACTTATCACCCCAAATTATCGATTACTCTAGTATTTCCAGCTTTCTCAGCAAGATTATCGGAATTAACCTCAATGATCGTTATAATATGGCCGTCTTCCGCTTCGATATCTGATACACCATTCCAAGGAGTATAATCAGAAACGTCATCATGATAGGCCGGAAAATCAATCTCATTCGGCGTAATTTTATACCGAAACATTGGATTTTTAGAGGCCCCAATAACCGTAATTTTGGTTGTGAAAAATTCTTTTCCTGGCTCTGATATAAGCGTTAATTCTCCAAGTATTGGAACAGGCGGCTCAATTATTTTGTAAATGAGTTGCTTGGCTCGTTGATAAAAATAATCGCTTAACCGAGCTTCGCCTGAACCATAATTCCACAAATCAGCAACGCCTCGAGCGATGACACCGACCGACACAGCGTTATTAAGCACATTTTCATTAACGCCGGCATCAAGCAGATATCCTTTTACGTCTTCAATATAAGACAATAAAGTCTCATCCTGATATGTACCAGTGATCCCCAAGCTGGATTTAACTCTTGCTAATAATTCTGTGTCGGTCAATTCGTCTCACCCTTTCTTTAGGCGCTAACCGCGGTCCATGTTGCTGCGCCCTCGCTGTCAATAACCAAATTATAAGTGCCGGCAGTAGTCGGCAACGCCGGGGCCGAATAATTGTTCGCAATATAAGCAATTATTTCGGCCGTAGTGTTACCGGTGACCGCAGACTCTGAACCACCGCAAACTGCTGCCGCAAGCTTTCTCAATGCTTCAACATTAGTCATGCAAAGCCCTCCTTATTTTGTGAGAATGTAAACTCCGTTAGTATCAAGGAGCTTACCATCCATAATGCAAAGGCCCTTATTGAACCATTTATTTTTGTCATCGTCGAACCAACGCTTAAATCCGAGCTGAAGCTGGGTATTGACGGCATAATTTGACGGTTTCAAATAAATGCACCATGCATCGCCGCTCGAAGTAGCATCATAATCTTTAAGAATATCAGGCTCGACGAGCTGGACCTCACGACCTGCAAAACGACAAGTTGTTGCTCCATCAGTAGTATTAAATACTTCAGTTGCAAGAGGTCTATTGTTATTGTCCTTGAGCGTCATAATATAAGTTTCCCAAGTCGCGGCCGTCATGATGAACATACCTTCACCACGATATGCAAGCGGGATTTTCGCAAAGAGCTTGGTCCTCCACTTAGTCCAATCTGCAAGCTCGGCAGAGGTGAAGGCAATCTTATTGGCAGTCTTAATTCTTGTATCTTTGAGTATACCGAGAGGCTGGCCGCTACCAGTGCCGTTAATGATTACACGGTCAAACTCTTTGACAAATGCTTCAGCAAGAAGCTTAGCCATCTCGGTTTCGAGATAAGGAAGCGAAACGACCTGCGAAAGAAGAGACTGGGCGAGTCTTGCTTCGACAATGTGATAGCCGAACGAAACACTCGTTTTGATTTCAGGAACAGCCTGATCGTCAGATTTCGCGGTTGTCTCAGTTATCCATGTTACAGTCGGGACAAGTTCCTCAATCGGAAATTCTACGCCACCCTTAACGTTGAGCTTTCTGACGCGGTTGAAGATGTTACCATAGACCTTGAGCTCTTTGATAAACTCGTTCATGATTGTATTCGGAATAATCTTACCGATATCCGTAGTCAGAAGAGTATCATCAGCTCTCTGCTCATACTCCCACTTGCCGGTCTGAACGTACTTCATGAACGCCGTACGATATTCGAGACTGTCAAGAGGACTCTCTGAGGTTCGGGTCTGATTCTGCTGAAAACTTCCGAGAGGATTGAATCCTCTGTGCTGAGCATTAGGCGGAACCTGAGAGCGCTGACCCTCACCTTTATCATCGTCATCAAGAGCATCAAGCTGACTTCTGGCTTCATCCAATTCGTCGAGAACCGACTGAAGCGTTTCACCAAGAGCTCTGACTTCATCCGCAGTGGCAGCGTCTTTAATTTGCTGTCTAATCTGCTTTGCTCTTTCTTCCTTTGCTTTAATCAGCTTTTCAAGAAATTCTCTCATTAATATCTACCTCCTAAATGTTATAGAGAAATTTAGCTTTGAGCTTTTCAAGCTCTAAATCAGTCTCCACCGATTCGTCACGTTTCTGTCTGGCAGTCTCCACCGCCTGACGAGCGTTCTCCAACGCCTCTTTTCCACGCGCATTTATTTCAGTGCTTTCATAAGCCGGAAATGTTACTGCGCTTACTTCAACAACACTTGAAATGCTTTCAATATGTCTGGTTGGATAGTCAGAATCAAGGTCCTCCCATCGTTCCTGGTCAATTCCAAACATGAATGACATGCCTGAAATATCGCCGCGCTGAACAGCACTGTAAAGGGCTCTTGCTTCCGAGTTGTTCTCAATATCCAAAAGTACACGAATTGCCATACCGTCATCGTCAACCGATAATTGCATGGTTGAGGATTTTGTGTTTTTACGACTTCGCGCAAGAGGAATCTTACTGATATCATGGTTTACCAAAAATCGAACATCGGTCAAATCCGTCTTACTGAGCGCTCCGCGCTCGATCACTTCCGCACAAAATCCCAAATCGGTTTTACTGTCATAAACAATCGGACGACCAGTTATAACGTTTCCGCTTTCAGTTTCTTCTGCACGTATTTCGAAATTATATTGCCTTTGTTCTAAAGGCTTTTTATTCTTCATCGTTTCCACCCCCGTTACTCATTTGGTATTGTCCGGCATAATCGACATTGACATAGTTGAGCGATTGCATTCGAATTCCTTCAAGTTCAGGCAGCGGGCGCAATCCAAATGCAATACGCTTTTCATTTTCATATAACGATCCGCTATCACCGAGCAATCGCACCATTTCGAGCGTCTGGTCAACAGACATAAAAATTAAATCTTTCGGATAAAACTTAATTTGATTTCCAAATGATTTCTCTCTTGAAGTAAATAACGTCTTAGTAAATGCCTGTGATAATGCAATGATTAAAGGCTCGAGTGTTTTTTGGTAAAAGGCTTCATATTGCGCTTTAGTATAATCGCCTGTCAAAATTGGAAGCGGTACGCCAAAGTGACGGAGTATTTTCTCGTCAATAAATTTCAATGTCGCTTCGTCTACCATCTGAATAGTTCTATTTATAGGAATAAAATCGGAGGTGACATCAATCGGCAAGAATCCGCTTTCTGAATTTTTCAACTTAGCCTCAAGTTCTTTTAAGGCCTGTTCTGTTTTGGACCCGTCAATCATAGTTTTAATCTTAACAACTCCGTTAATCGCAAAACTTGATTTCATGGCTTTAGAAACGCCCTGCAGTAGTTGGTAATTCAAGTCCAATGTTTTTAATAGTGCATCATTATCCGGCTGGCCGAGCTCGTTTCCGCCCATATACTCACTAACCGAATAATGATATTTAATGTGAATAATCTCCGAATACGGGATTGTCGTTTTATAATTGTTTGCGAATGTTAGAGTGACATATAATGTTTCGCTCGCGTCCTGAATAAAATCAACTTGAGTGGGAGCGACTGGATATAGTCCATCATACGATCTCTGCTCATTCCCTTGCTTGTCTGTCCAAACATAATATGTTGGAATAACAAAAGCATTGTAATTGAATAGCAACTGCCAAATGATTTTCTCAATAAATTCGCTCGTAGTCATGAGTTCATTCGGATTTTGCAATGTAGTTTGAATACTGCTATTTACGGGCACCATATCCGAGCCATTCACTCTCACGTGTTGAGGATTCAACTTTTTCATTTCGGAAACAATACAATTTATAGCTTGTTGCACAACGTCGCTCGCATAAATATCATCGCCAAATTGTGAAAATATGGGCGTAAACCCGTTTAACATATCAGCATATTTGCTACTTGAAGGGGGTTTTCTCCTCAATCTATCGAACCAACCCAATCGCTACCACCACCTTTTAGTCAAATTATTATCTAAAAATTAGATACAAACGATATAACCCTCAAACGCTTCATCAGAAGTGAGAACGATATTCGATCCTGATACAGCAACGTCAACCAATGCTACACCATAAGTCGTTCCGTTCTTTCTCATGACAGCAAGAGGTCTTTTTCCGGCAGCGGCAACAGTATAAGTTACGTGGCCGTTCGAAGCTACCCAATTAGCAGTGGCGAATGAGAGATTTTCAGGAGCTTTGAGTCCTGCAAGTTTATTCTTTTCTGCTGTGGTATAATCTTCAGTTGAAAGACCTTTGCCGGATTCACGATCGACCTTGTTTTCAATCGCAGCCGAAGTAATATAGCCGCTGTCATTTGTCAGTTGACTTACTTTTGTCGGTACCGTCGGAATAGCTGCACTCGTGATGAATCCGCTGTCGTTCGTCAAATCACTGGTCTTTGTAGGAACGGTGGGAATGTCGGTCTGTTTTGCGTAGTCAGCCTGAATTTCCGTAAAGTTCGCGTTTACTTTTGCAACTTCGTCTGAAATAAATCCGCCAACTTTGATTACCTGCATTGCCATGAAAATTTCCTCCTTAAATTAGTTAAGTTTTATTCCGATAACCCGTGTAATAGGTCTATCGCTAAATGATGTTATGTACCGTGCTGCGGCATTCGTTCTGATTCCGCTGTAAACATTATTGCTCACTTTTAACTGTGTTTTCGCACTAACCTCAACGTTGCACATGTACAGGTTGCAACCTTCCATAAGGTCAAAATCAGATTCGCAATTCATAACCTTAAATTTTGAGCCTACAGCAATTTTCTGGATTGATTCCCAACACGATGAACTTTCACGCTGAATAATAACTCCATCAAACTTTGTTATGTCGTCACTCAACGCGATAATAGAAGTGTTTTCTGAGCTATTTGACGGAATATTTGCTGAACCAGTGAACAACACTTTATAGCTAATAGGTTGGTATGTTAATTTATTCACAAGTTCGGCGAAATTCGCGTTGATTCCTGTTATGAAATTCTTCACGCTTGTTCCCAATTTAAAAACCGTCATACTCAATCCCCCATCAAATACACTTTGCAGGTAGCCGGCTCGTCGAAATAAAGCATAAAATCACCGTTTGATAAAATGTCATAATTAGGAATTACATTCTCCCAGCTTCCATCGCTTTTTCTTCGAATAACCTTTGTAACGCTGTAGGCATTTCCCAGACCGTGACTTGCTGCAAAAATTGTAGCAGCCCAACGCCCGTCCGTTTGCTTTTCGAAATGATTTTCACCAAATGTTTTTGGATATGACGCCGTATTAACCACCTCCAATGATTTGCTTGAATTCGGTGCGGTAACGTCGATACATTTCATACAGAATGATTTTAGTTACAGCCCCGTCAATTCGTTTTGATGTTTCTTGCTTAACACATAGTCCTTGGCCGCGATCATCAACTTTAATTCCTGCGTTTTTCAAGCACCATTTATCAATTCTGTTTTCGTTGTAGTTAATAAGCCGGTGTTTAAAATCCGCTTCAACGAGTTTCATAGCGTTCGAAAGAGTTTGAGCATTTTGAAGAATCATAACTAAATCTTCGTTAGCTTTAACCCAACCATATATTTCCATACGGTTAATCCAATCTTTCGCAAAGCGTTGGTCATATCCGCATTTCCAAAGTTTGATATCATAATCGGTGTAAAGTTTATAAAACCAATCAGCAACGACAGCGAGGTCAATATCATTTCCCTCAGTTATAGTTAATAGACCCTCACCAGCCCAATCCTTATAGCGTGCTCCAGCATTCCAGTCGTCTGAATCTTCCAATTTAGATTCAGGGATAAAGTACATCGTATGGATATATTTGGTTGTGTCGTCAGGTTTCATCAAAAGAATTTTAGCGCAAGTCAGGTCAGTTGTTTCTGAAAGGTCAACCGCTCCCAAACAAATGCTGCCTCGAAAATTCTCAAGGTCATAAACAGCTTCATAATCATAATCTTCTACATTCAACCATGCTTCTGCTGAGTTTTGTTTTATATTAAAATCTTTTGATAATACGAAAATTCGGTCTGCCTTTGATTTTTTGGCAAGGTCAATCTGCTCGTCAAGGTAGTCCCATTTTTTAACAATCCCAAGTGTTGGATTTGATTTCATCCATGACCTGCGATTCTGCCAAATTTCTTGCTCGGAGTCTTGAGTGTAAAACCAAGGAAGAAGTCTCGCAGCAGCTGGGCCATCGTCTTCTCCGCGAATCACCGCTCGTGCCTTTTTTAACTCATCATCAAGATAACCATCAATAACAAATCCTTCGGTTGTAATGTTTATGAATTTAGGGTTATCTTTCAATGATTGAGATTGCTCTATTGATTTACCGATAATGTTTTCTTGCATTTCGTGCGTTTCGTCAATAATAGCAAAATCAATATTTCGTCCCTCTTTATTTCGAGTACGGTCAGACAGTTTAAAAATTTTACTGTTTGTCTGCTTATTTAGAATGAACCGCTGATTTCTCTTAGTATCAAGATCGTCAGGGTCAATGAGTCGACGCATTGTGTCGATTGCATCATATGTAATGCTCGCCTGATTGTCATCGTTTGAGCTGCAAACTATATCTGCGCCTTCATTTCCAACAATGAGCTCGCTCAATCCTAAAGCTGAACAAGTTTCTGATTTTGTATTCTTTCTGGCAATTAGCAAGATTACTTTCTTGAATCTATCAAAGCTGGTATCAGCCATTTTGAATGAGTAAACAGTCTCAATAAATGCTTTCTGCCAAAGCATCAAAACCATTGGCTTATTATAGAAAGGAGACTTTGTTAGCCGGACACAATTTTCCATGAAGTCCATGCGAAGCATGGCGTTATCGGTGTCATAGAAATACGCGTCGTTTGCAAAATCTTCTTTGAGGTTTTGGAGCTCTTGCCAAAGCTCTTGGCCGACAATGATTTCACCGCATTCAATACGCGCGCGGTATTCCAACAAGGAACTGTTGTCAGGCGTCCACAATTTTCGTTCTTTAATCAACATCTTGTCTCGATTTCACCCATTTCCTGAGCGGTGATTCCTCATCGTTCTCATCTTGTCCGGAAACACGCGCGAGAATTTTCAAGCTGTTATTGTATTGCTGCAAAAACTCTTTATATAGTTTTGCTGCTGCGGTAGATTTTTGTTGACTCGGGTTTTTAGGGTTAATACTGATAAAAGGATATTTTTTTAGCTCGACGAGTTGATTCTCGATATATATAATCTCGTCTATCAATCGAATAAATAGCTCATTGTCACCAACAATCTTTAATAGCTCATCTTTTCTATTCATTACGCTGTCCTCTTCCACATGTAGCAAGTAATATAAGGCTGCAAGTTGTTGTGGGCATCGCCACCGCCGACTGAATTCGTTGCTCCTTGTGCGCCCGTAAAAGTGTGCTCATGAGAAGTTGTTTCACCTTTAAAAGTGTGATCGTGGTAATTTGTTTCACCTTTAAAAGTATGTTTATGAGAAGCGCTTGCACCTGTAAAAGTATGTTTGTGAGAAGCGGCAGTACCCGTAAAAGTATGTGTATGAGCACCTGCACTTGCAGCTGTACCGCTTACTGTATGTGTATGAGCACCTGCTGATGAGCTCGTATGACTACCATAATCATTAGCAGTATTAAGTCCCGCTGTCACGTTTCTCGCATCTCCTGCCGCGCAACGTAATTTTCTGTAGCCATATCGGTGTGTATGAGCACCTGCACTTGCAGCTGTACCGCTTACTGTATGTGTATGAGCACCTGCTGAAGCAATCGTACCACTCGGAGTAATTGAAGTGCTTTCAATCGTACCACTCGGAGTAATTGAAGTGCTTTCAATCGTACCACTCGGAGTAATAATAGCCGTCTTAACCACGCCTTTCACTTCAACTGAAGCACTTCCGATTGTACCGCTTGGAGTAAATATATGGTTATGTGACGGCACTTGGTTTTGCGTCAGAGTGTGAGTTGTTTCACCACCTGTTTTTTCAACGGCATTAAATTCCGTTTGAGAAGTATCTACGCCTACAGGTACTTGACCCGTTCCCCAAGTTTCCCAAGTACCACCGAATAAAGTTGAGGGGTCTATATTATTTATAGACATATAAATTGAACCAACCGGATAAACTCGCAATAAAATATCCTCAAGCACCTCAGGATAGTTCGCATAATATATAAGCCTGCTACGTTGCTGCAAAGTCATATTTCCAGTAATTTTTGAAGGAAACACAAAACTTATTGTTTCTGATTCACTCTCCAAAGACGTGAATTGGGCCTCAATACTTGCATTTTCTACATAATAATCAACCGGAATTAATACATTATTCTCAGAATTCGCAACCAAATTGATCGTAGTAGCCATTGAACCATTTCTGTATATATTTAATTTAGGGTTAGTTTTATTTCCAACGGTGATAGCAATGAAAATTCGGTTAGTACCATCGTCTATGCTATCCAAACATTCGCAAACAAAGTCCGTGCAAGTTAATGTAACCGTATTTTTCACGATTTTCACCGCCTTTTCATTTTTTCCAATTTTTTAAAATCAAAAATCTGGTTTTTTCACTTTATGTGAAACGAATGGACCCTCTAACAGTTCCCTTTGGAGAAAATTTCAGCAAGACCTGGGGGGACCCCCGAATTTCTCCCACCAATCAGAAATATATTTTTCCCATTCAACTAAATCACGATCTGAACAATCTTTTAGTCGCTGCAAACAAGTTTCTTTGTCTGTATCAATAAATATTTCTCTTGCTCCAAGCGATTTAATTAACCGTTCGCGCTCGCTAATTAAAGGATATCCGCCTATAACATAAGCATTGAGCCACTTGCCACGACGAACACGAACCATATCAATTAAAGAATCTCTTACAGCAAATACATTCTGTCTGAGCCTGTTAGGTTTAATGTATCTGTCGCACCCCGAAATACATTGCCATATGTTATCCATATCGACAATAAGATCGCCCTCTGACATATTATCTTTAACCCAAGTAGACTTGCCGCTTAACGGCGAGCCATACACCAAGAACACTTGTCTCTGAGCATAGCCCAACTTGTTGTGTATAATGTTATGACAACGATGATGAACCAACTGAATCAAATCAGGATTGAGAGATATGGAAGCATCCATATAGTTAAACTCATCGAGTACTACCGAATGATGTCCAATACAATCGTATGCTTTAACTATCGGTCTACCGCAATGCTCGCATATGATTTGACCTTCATCATTTGCACGTTGTAGCTTAATGAGAGTTAATAAGTCTCGCCATTCATTCGACGTATAATCAAACACATCTAATCACCAACGTAGTTACGCCGCTCCATTGCTCTGAAGTTATAGTTTCTGAACTTAAATTCGTAATGACAGTAGATACTCCATGTTCTCCGTTCTGTGTGAGTATATAAGATTTAACGTCCAGGCTTTTCAAGATTGTCTCTTGATTATATGTCGTTGAATTCGGGTTAGGCGCGATAGTGTTACATGTAACAAAACAACTTGCCTCAGGTTGCTCTCCGGGTTTACCGAAAAACGGCTCATATTTGACGCCTAATCCAGCTTTACCAATATATAAACTCATTGATTGATTTGGAGCCAAAGTGCCGACATGACTTGATGGTACATAAGTCTTGAGCGTTTGAGGAATTTCCACTTGACACTTGTTTTCGCAAATACCATAGATATGTTCATGCGCCATTACCAATCATTCCTTTCAATCTGTATTTCTTTGAGCTCAAGCTCGCGTTTTTTGAGCTTTAAACCTTGAGGATCGTTAGCCCAATTATCAGGGTCATAATTTTTCAAAGCCAAATTCAAAGCTGCTACATCGGGCAAGGCCTGCTTTTCAGCAACTTCAGTTTTAACCAATTTACTTTCAGATAGCTGTTCTTCAGTGAATCCGCTTCTCAAAAGATACTCATAAATATGTTCAGGCAGCTTAACCGCCTCAGTAACCGTTTTTGTCTCGTTGTACTTAAAACCTAAAGCTCTTTGTATTAAAGCTCCTCTGAGTTTCAATACAACTGACTGACGGCCTTTTTTAATGATTTCTCGTAATTCTTCTTTTTCTGTTTTATAGCGGTTAAAAGTGCTGTAACCGATACCCAGATTTTGAGCAATTTGTCTTTCCGTAGCACCACTTTCAAGCCATTTAGAAATTTGAGAAAAATGAGCTTTTACGTCTGTTTCATACTTATTCTTCCGGCCCCGTTTCGCCATTAGAACCATCACCCTTTAAAATATCAATCGCCTTTGTTATTACTCCGGGAATAGGGATTCCCATGAGGCCTGCATTTTCAACTATGCTGATCAACTCATTGACAATAAACGCAATGACAACCGCGGTTTTGATATAATCGGTACCAATCAGAAGATCCAATCGATGACCAATTAACACCAGCGCCAAAATCAATACTTTTCGAGCTAACCCTTTAAAACAAGTATTGCTTTCGAGAGCACCATTTTCTGATTTAGTTGATTTGTGAAATATCCCCGCCACAATCAGGCCGGTAATAAAATCAACTCCCATGAATATTAAAAGTGTTATCAAATCCGTTGACCATCCTCCGAACAAATATGCAACCCCTGAACCTACGACGCCGCATATTGTCATTACAACATGTTTATTTGTCATTTCATTCACCTCACGATTTTATTATACTGAGAAAATTTTCCTTTTTACATACACATGGTGTGACATACCTTGTGACATACCTTGTGACATTGCAAATTGATAATAAACAAAGCAATCTTCTCGATCATGCCCCGTGTCTCCAAAACCATAGCCCAGACGCATTTTATTGCTCACTTAATAAAACTATATAGGCAAAATAAAAAAGCCCTCAGAATCAATCTGAGAGCTTTGTGTTTAATACGGGGTTATTCTGCGTTTGCTTCAAAGACAACGATTTCTTTAATGCAAAAATCGTCTTCGTTGGTGCATACCGAAATTCTGATCTGCTCGTCAGGAAACTGCTGGTGCAAGTCCTCTGCCATTGCGAAAGCTTCTTCTCTGCTTTCGCTACCATAGTCTGACGAATAGTCGTCTCCGTGCTGTACTGCGTAGAATAATGTTTTTTTCCATTGTGATTACTCCTTCTTTCTTCATACTGTACTCTGCATTTACGGGCTTGTAACCGTCTACGGCTGCATTACAGTAGGGCGGTTTTGCCGCCGCCCTCGGCTTTAAATTATTTAGCTATTCAACCATGCTTTAAATTCTGCAACCGTCATATTCATCTCAGAAGCAGATTTTTTATGAGACGCGTAAATCATCTTATGAACACGCTTGGAAGTTTCATTTCTTTCGTGCCACTTTTCACAATCTTCATCGAACTTTTCTTCCGTTGTGATGAATCTTACTGAGTAACCATTATTGCGAAGATCAGTGTAAAAATCTGATTTGCGGTCATATTCACGTTCGATGATTTTGAGCTCTTTTGTTTCTTTATCTCTAACTGATGCGATATATTTTTTCATGGTTGTTACCTCTTTCTCTGTTTGATTACATTTATATTATACACTTAAAGTTGTACAATGTACATACTTTTCGCAAGTTTCTAATATTTCTTAATAATTCACAGAAAAAGTTCGCGGATAACATCATCGGCGAAAATATAAGTTTTGAGCTTGTTAATCAGTCGCGTTTTATTCCGGCTCACGCTTGTAACCGTCACGTCAAAAAATTCAGCAACCTCTTCTCGGGTCCTGCCTTCAAAATATATCATCGGGATAATATCGAAATAATCGTCATCTTGTATTTGTTTGAGTGCTTCGTCAATAATCTCAATGAAACGTGTTGCAGTACCTTCTTCACTATGAGCCTTTTTCAAATTATTATAGTCTCGGAGAACCTTCTCAGTCTTCTGAAAAGTACTTTGCTGCTCGTCTTTCATTAGCCTTGCCATTTTCAATTTGGATATGGTCTGATCAATCGTCTCTGAGATTATTTCACGGATATCTTCCATCAGAACCTCCTTTTTCTCTTTCAGAAGAATGGTATAAGAGTATAGTATAACTTAACTATTTTACTTATATATAATAGAGCTTAGCTAAAAGTTA